GCGGATCTACGAAGAGCTATACAGCGCAGACGTTCGCCTACCTGTTGGCCTTGGGTCAAATGGGGCGCCTGCTCGACTTTCAACCTGACAGGATAGTTACGAAGCCCTTGTATTTAGACTGGGAAGACACGCCTGGCACGCTCAGGTGGCGGTTTAGGTGTCTAAGCAAGGGGACGGGCTTACCTAGCGCACAGATAGCGTACAGGCGATGCAGCCGGACGTTAGCGAGTGACACCGAGCAGGTACGCGCTGTGATCCTGGCCGGGGGATATGACTATGTGATTGTCGATTCGCTCGGGCCTGCGTGTGGTGGCGATCTCAACGCTCCTCAACCTGCTCTCGACTTCTTCGGGGCTCTACGATCCCTGAACGTATCGAGTCTTGTGATTGCACATACAGCGAAAGGGCAAGCAGGTAGGGGCAGGCGTTCGGTTTTCGGCTCTGTGTTCTTTGAGAATGCTGCGAGGTCAATATGGGAAATAAATGCAGAGTCAGAAGATGGCGCTGTCAAGCTGGTATTGACGCACACGAAGATGAACGGCGGCCCAACTGAGGCACCAATAGCCATGCAGTACATCTTTGAGCACGGCAGCACGGTAATTGTTTCAGCGAAAGCAGAGGAGGTAGCAGCAGCATCAGGGACGATGACGATCCGAGAGAAGATCATGCAGCTACTCGGAGACCTACCGAGCGCGATGACGAAACGAATCTCTGAGGATATAGGAGAGGCCCCGGCAACGACCAGAACGACGTTGAACAGGATGAAGGTTGCCGGACTTATAGCGAAGTTAGAAACGGGGGCATGGGTGAAGATAGCCGATGCCGCGGACATAGCACCATTCTGAGAGGAGGTTTTACCGTGGCAAAGAAAGAACTGCTAGACAAGATGTCAATCTACATCCCTCACCGAAAGCTCGAAGAGGAGCCGATAAAGCGGCTCATCGCGCTAGGTGAGATACGAGATCGAAGCATCAACTACATGGTGGTTGAGGCCATCCTCGAGTATCTCAATCGAGAAGAAGCGAAGGCGTAGAGTGACGAACCGAAAGCGGCTGCGAATGGCGCGATCAGGGTTGCCGGCTTGTAGTTTGATTGACGTTGGGTACACCCATCTAGGCAGCACTAATCGTCGGGTACAAGATCCCCGACAGCCGCAGAGGTTCGACACGAGAGGAGGATTCATGAGCGACACGACGAAATACCCACTATTGCTGCACGGGGACACAAGGCAGGCCATAGGCTTTGTCGAGTTTATAGATTCGACGATGAAGGACATCACAGCCTGTGGGATAGCCGTTGAGATTACCCCTCTCATCACGGCGGGGAGCAACAGGATTGAGGGGTGGTCATTGAACGTGATCCCGGCAAGCAAGTACGCGACAGACATCGTTTCATCTAAGTCACACCCGACACGGTTAATAGACGACCCCAGGCCTATCACAATGCTGACCTTCCCATTCCAAGAAGCGGAGCAGCCGGGTTTGACAGTCGGGTGCAAGCTGTTCGGGCAAGAGGTGACGCGAATCGTGGCGTATGAGGAAGCAGGAGAGATGGCGATGGTCCTATGGTTCGCGGTGTACGGGAAGAAGGATGGGAAATGGGTTAATCATCCCGACGAGGACAAGCTAACCGAGCTTTCGATGAATATGCCTAGCAAGGACTCCGACGAGATCATCTACCGGATCCAAGGTAAGTACATTGAATCGATTGGGTATCAGGAGGAGGGCTCGGCTGTTTAGTGACCGGCTATGAGGATTGGTGGTGTTTGGGTGTCAAAAAGCGCGACAAAGCGACACAGGAGCATAGCACCTTGAAACGACCGTGGGAATAGGGTTCAAGGAAAATGGGGGGTGAAAAACGCGACACACCCCCCAAAAACGGCAAAAACGGCGATGGAGCGACAATCGAGGAAGGGTAGACAGGGAGGGCGAAAGGTAGTGGTTTCAGAAAGTCATAACACCCCCTCTTTTTCGAGCGCATAACAAGGGCTGTTTCGGGTGTTATGACTTTGGGTTAGGCAAAAGAGGAAAGATAGTCTTATTGCAATGTCCAGGGTGTCGCGTAGCGTTATATAACAGGGGCAAAAAAAGGGCATAGCACACACTCGTATCCCCCTTAAGGGGTAGACCTGTAGATCCAAGATCATCGTTGTCATCCTCTAACTGCCAGATCAAAGGCTGAACCAACCCCAGCCCTTTTGAAATCATGGCTAAGGATTTAAGACCTAAGGGGGTACTCGCTACGCTTCAAGGCTTCGCTCCGTACCCCAAAGAGAGGAGTGATACAAACAAAAACAGAGCAACTGTTGCATCGACGTGTATAAACGTGTACAGTGGGTAGAGGTGATGTGTAATGCAAAAGAGCAAAGAGTTTGAAATCGTAGATGGGGTTCCTATCCCAAACTTCTCCCCAAGCAGCAAGTACCCCGTGGCTGATCTTGCTGTTGGCGATTCATTCCTCGTACCTGAGGATGAGCTTACGTACTCAAGACAGAACGCTGTAAGAGTTTCCGTATGGAGGATTGCAAAAAGGCTTGGATTCAAAACAGCGACGCGACAAGTACCTGAGGGTATACGCGTATGGAGGATCTCATGAGTAACTTCGCTATCGAACATGGAATTCCAGTTATGCCGGGAAAGAGAATATCAAGATACCCAGTGAGGGACCTACTCCCTCATCAATCCTTCTTCATACCTGAAGATCAGTTCACAGATTCAGGGATTGAAGGCGCTATAGGAACATGCAGATCACAAGCTAGTACCCACGGCTTCAAAATAGCTACCCGCAAAGTCGATGGCGGTGTACGTGTCTGGAGAACAGCTTAACAAACCCAACGAGAGGAGAGATATGAAAGACAAACAGCGAAGGTTCAAGACATGAGTATGCAGATCGTCCCAGTCTTCAGAGAGGACTCTTCACCCCTCGGTCACTTCCAGGTAGGTACTCACGGTGTCGTCTACCTCAAGAAACACAAGGACCTCGTCTTCGTCCCCTGGTATGACGATCACGGCAGGCTTACCTCAGTACGAGTACTCGAAGAGAAAGACTACCTCGCAGAACAGATCAAGGAAGCAAAGGGAGGAGAGAACGATGCAAGGTAATGAGCTACAGGAAGCATGGGCAGGCGTACAGGAAGCGTGTGAAGGTGTCAGTGAGGCTTACAGCGGGTTTGGGACAGAGCTCATGTGGGCTTGCCTTATCGGGTTCGCGGTAGGGTTAGTCATCGTTATCATCAAGCACAAGGCAGATCATGTTTAACGACGGCGCTTGGATCGGCTGGCTCCTCATCGTTGGCTCAGCTCTTGCCTCTATGCTCCTCTTCGGCTTCATCCTCCCTATACGTAAGAGAATCAAGTTCCCCAAACCGAAGGGGCAGGACTGGGGAAAGGTATTTTGGCCTGAAATAAGACACAAGCAGACTCTCCATTACAAAAATTTCGAGCTAAAGCAAGCTAGCTCTGTAACTCCAGAGCCTTCAGTAGAGATAGACTCAAAGGATTACAGCCTTATACGCGGATATCGCAGACTCTCTTCAGAGGATTTCTATAAGCTTACCCAGTCAGAGAAAGGGATAACTTCCCTCGAAGACCTCAAGGAGGGCGATAAATCATGCAGTACATAAGAGAGTTCCTCTTGAACGACGACGCTTGGATTGTTTGGTCCCTTATCGCTTTCGGTGCTATCCTAACTGTGATCCTCTGGGGATTCATCCTCCCTCTACGTAAGAGAGTGAAGAAACCCGGTGAATTACCAATGTCGATAGATGAGGCTTTCGCGAGATACGGTGCGCCTACAGGCATCCTCTACTCTCAGACGCTCATCAAACGAGGTGTAGACAAACACGGCGTTAGATGGTCAGAGAAAGGAATGGTTTCACTCATAGCACCTCAAGGTGGCCTCTTCAGAATCGACTGCGGTATCAACATCCCACCTAGTAGAACTGTGGGTGCTATCTACAGGACCCCCACAAGACTACAGGGCAAGGCTTACGTCTACCCCGTCGGTAACTACTGCCCTCACCCACAGGTCTCTGACGCAGAGAGGATAACGACACTCCTTTTCAAATGCCTGTATAAGACAAGGAAGGACTTTGGCTCTATAGAGAGGGGGGTAGAGCCCACCCTACCCGTGACCCCCGAGAAACAAAAAGGCGACAATCAGCCATTACAGAACGAAGCGAGGAGGGAGATGCAGCAACGACGTAGGCCGAGGAGAGTGCTTATGCCGAGGGAACACCCGAGCGATTACCTACTCGGGCACGGTATCACGAGCATACCGGAAGCCTACGGGCTGGAAGACGAGCTAAGAGCGTGGAAAGGAGAGGACGATGCCTAGACTACAGGCGCTAGACGAGGCGATCTACACGTGTCCGAGGTGCAAACAGACGGTGAAGCGCACGCTAGATGACTTCGATACACCCAGACTGAGCGAGATGTTCGGCGGCAGGCTACCCGCTTACCTCGTCTGTGGGCGCTGCTACTCACGTAACCCTGATAAGCCAGCCCCTCACATGTGGCGCACTGACATCAAGCCGAGCGATCGTAAGGCGTCTCTGTGGGGTCACTACGGTTCTAACACCGCAAAGGCCTCAAGAGGGACTAGAGACCCCTTCAGGGGGATCGTAGACGTATCCTTCGCCCGATGCTTCCGCTATGTGATTCACAAGATCACCCCTCAGCTCGTTACCGACACTCACGCTCTCCTCGGCATAGCTCAAGACGCGGTGGCTGATGTCAAGATCTCTAAGCGCAAGAAGCTCAACGCCGTAGCGATTCACTTCTCTACCTCGACCGACAAGGCTCTCCGAGGCCAGCACTACGCCATCATCGACTGGGCTCCCGGTGGAGTATGGGCGAACGCCGATACAGTCAAGCCAGGCTTCTACTCAACTCACAAGTACACTATCATCCGTCAGCATCAGACGAAGAAGGAGGTGTAGCATGGGATGGGCACCGATCACGATGTTCGTATTGGCTGGCGTGGTAGCTCTCTTCGGAGGGCTTGCGTTGGTAGGCGAGTGGCAATCACAGAAAAACAAGAGGGGGTGAGATGAATCAAATGGAGGGTGTGCGCAAGTGCCCGCATTGCGGAATGCCGATGAAGCGAAAGCCGACAGACATCATGCCTGCGTGGTTGTGTCGCTTTTGTGGTGCGGTATATATGGACGATATCGTTATTCAAGGAACGAAAGACAAGGTTTTGCGTAAAGGGCCTGTCTTTGATGTGGGTGATGTTACTATCTCATTCAGCGACGACGAAGAGGAAGGGTGAGACTATGGCCGCTGCGCTTGGTATGACGATCTGCTTGCTGTGCGCTGCCTTCTTCTCGGTCTACATAATTGGCTGCCTGAAGATGGGCGACGAGGAGTTTCAGCTCTGGCTAGGAGAGAAGCTGCTGACGGCTTGGAGGTGGATAGCAAGGGGTAGGTAGGGGGGGGGAGAAGCCTCATTGGTTGCAGGAATGACTATAAGAAAGGGCCTACCTTCCTATAATCCACACAGAATCTAAGGCTCTATAGACTAGGAGGTGATTGAGATGTCATGTTTTTGGATATTGATTTGTGCTGTATGGGGAGCACTCGGGATAAGCGGATGGTATTTCACGCTTGCACCTGATTTCATGCCGAGTGATTTTGCAATGCTACCGTTGTGCGTTGTGATAGGACCGATCGCATGGACGACAGTTCAGTGGTGATGTTCAAGTCTCTATAGACCTCCACGGGGCGTAGGTAGTAAGATGAAGAGCGAAAGAGGAGAGGATAGACATGATAGAGAACTGGGAAATAAAAGAGGTAGTTGCGAGACTCTTATGGGCTAGACCTGAAGAGCTTTCATCAGCGGCTTCCTTTGCGAAGGAGTTGATAGGAAGAATATCGGGGACACCTGGTGGGCACGAACACCTAACAGGAGAGAAACGCGCTAAGTTTTTCGCAACGTTCCAAGAATCGCTTGATGAATACAAGAGAGAGAGGAGAGACATGACGGTACAGGAAGCACTCAGGAAAGAGATTGACAAGGTATCAGCCATTTCGGGGGACAGCTTGCTAGAACCGACAGTGAGATTTATGGCATCGAGAACGGCAAAGGATCTGATTGAGCTGAGGTGTTCGTTGACTTTAAGCCAACTAGCAAAGGAGGTCTAATGGCGGGGAAGAAGAAAGTTTGCTCGGTGTGCGGGGGTGAGCTATCAGCGGCGATAGCGGATCACACAGATCGGTGCAAGGACTGTGACACGTTGAGGCCGAGGGAGCGTGTAGAGCTATCGATCAGGAGCCGTCAGGTGAAGTTTCTAGCCCTGATCGCTCAGGAATTGAAGTACATTCGTAACCGGCTACCAGTGCCGGCAGGGGGTGAAGACATTGACGAGCAAGAAGACGAATCCTAAGAAGACGGTCAAGGATAGCAGGATTAATACGGGAGTGTCTGCGGGGGCGAGAGTGACTAAGGCAGTACCGAAGGCAGCCCTTCCGAAGCATCGGCGTCAGGATATCACGAAGTGTTCTGCGTGTGGGCAGGATCATACGCGTGTGCTGTTCATTCTCAAGGACGGTAATTACGCGGGGACGTGCCCTATCTCTGGGAAGAAGATTTACCTGAAGGCTAATGTCTGACGAGCGCGAGTACAGCATCCTGATTCTCAAATACGGGGCGCCTGATGCTAACCTGCGTTCCTACGATCCGTCTTCCTTTGCCGATAAGAAGCTGCCTGAAGGGTTTGTGTCGAAGGAAGACGGGTTGTACTACGAAGGGACGTTCGTACCGGGAGAGACACGCAGTGGGGTATTCATCGAAGTGAACAAGCAGCTCGCTACGTTGCTCGGGATCTAAGGGGGCGCATGACAAACGGACCGTTTCACATCTTCCTATCTTCCCCCGACAACGGGATCACCATGATCTGGAAGATCGTTGATAATGACGGGCGGGTGCACAGGGAGGGGCGTGATCCTATGCCGGATTTTGCATCGGGTAACGGCATGATGTTGACTCTGGATATGACGATTGAGGCGGGGAATTTGCTCGCAGAAGAACTTGAGAAGCTGCCGATGGATCCGTCTGTTGTCGAGAACAGGCTCGGTGCGAAGTTCATGGAGTGGCTGAGGGATGACTAGAGGCCCAACGCTGAATCCCCTTGAGATTGACGCAGACAAAGTTGCTGACTGGGCGCAGGAAGGTTTTCGCTGGCCTGATATCGCGGTAGAGTTGGATATTTCTGCTCGCACCCTCCGCAGATACCGCGCTGTGAATCCACTAATTGACCACGCTTATGAAAAGGGTCTAGCTCGGATGCGTAGATGCCTACGCTCGAAGCAGTTCGCAATCGCCATGAAAGGCAACGTCACAATGTTGATTTGGCTTGGGAAGAATGAGCTAGAACAGTCAGACAAGAAAGACACGCGATCGCTTCACATCCATGCGAACGCAGACAGTCAAGACGCCCTCTCCGCACTGAGCACGGAAGAGCTGCAAGAACGTATTGCCGTCCTGCGTGAGATGAGAGCCCTAGAGGATGTCATCGATATCGAAGGGGGTGAGGATTCTGTCCCAAGTCTCCCAGGAAGCACTCAGGATTGAAGCAGAATTAGCTAGGCGTGATTTAGAACAGTTCTGTATTACTATCTCAGAGGGGCGATGGCATACTGCCCCACACCTCAAGCTCATCTGCAATCTTCTGATGGAGGCCGAGGCTCACGTTGCCTCACAGCATGACGAGCCATACCTGTTGATGATCTCGATGGCCCCTCGTCACGGAAAATCAGAGCTAATCAGTAGGAACTTCCCTCCGTGGTTTCTCGGTCGTAATCAAGACATGGAGGCAATCATTGCGTCTTACGGTGCAGATCTCGCTCTTGACATGAGCAGGGACGCACGAACGATCTACCTCCGGGCTGCTGAGATGTACGGATGGCCTGACATCTCCAGAGATTCTTCTGCGGTAGCTCGTTGGCATCTACACGGCAAGAATGGAAAGCTACAGGCTGCGGGTGTCGGTGGGCCTCTCACTGGGCGTGGTGGTAACTTCATCGTGATCGATGACCCTGTGAAGAACATCGACGACGGCGAAAGTCTCATTGTTCAGCGCCGTGTATGGGACTGGTATCGCTCTACCGTGCGTACTCGTCTTGCCCCCGGTGGCGCGATTGTTCTTTTGATGACTCGTTGGCACTCAGGGGACCTAGCAGGAAGACTTATTCGCGAGATGGACAAGGGTGGGGAACAGTGGAAAGTCGTGAGCCTGCCTGCGCTGGCCTTAGAGGGCGATCCTCTCGGCCGCAATAAGGGTGAGGCGCTTTGGCCTTGGAGGTTCAACGAGAAGGCTCTCGCTTCGACAAAGAGGGGGATGGGTGGTCGTCTCTGGGGGGCTCTCTATCAGCAAGATCCTACCGCAGACATCGAAGGCGCTCTCTGGGATGCTGAGACGATGATCGACCCATTCCGCGAAGCTGTCATTATCGAAGAGCTTGAGGAGATCAATGTGGCAGTTGATCCTGCAGGAAGTGGCCAGGCATCAAGCGATCTCACGGGGATCACTGTGCAGGGAAGACGGGTAGACGGTCACGGTGTTGTCCTCAACGATAGCTCGGATCATTACGAGCCTGATGAATGGGGTACGCGCGCGCTTGAGCTTTGCCTTGAGTTCAACACCCGCAGGATCGTTGCCGAGAAGAACTTCGGATACATGCTTGTCAAGCGAAACATTCAAGTATCATCGGCAGAGTGGGAAGGCGAAAAGCTCGACGGTGAGGATGTTGAAGTGGAGCTAGTACATGCCTCGCGCGGAAAGTTCCAGAGGGCCGACCCTGTTGCAAACAAGTACAAGCAGGGCTTAGTCCATCACGATCTACATGCAGACCTTGACGATCTCGAAGACGAGCAGTGCCAATGGATTGGGAGAGGACCACGTAGAAGTAAGTGGAGTCCCAACAGAATTGATAGCGTAGTATGGGGGTTAACTGACTTGTTAATTGATAACGCAGGCGGCGGGGTCGATTGGATTGACCTAGACGATTAGATCTGATATGGTAGCTCTACGTGTCGACTCCTCTCGGATTCCAACACGCGCAGAACCTCCTTGAAGCGAGGCTCGATCAGCAGTCCTCTGGAGCAAAGGAGATGCCCGGCAAGCGT